CCCCGCGCAGAGCCTCACAGAGCCTCACAGCCCTATGCCCGCCGTCACCGCCTCGAGAGGGTGCGCAGCCGCCCGCGTGCCCGGCACGATCCGCCGCCGATCCGCACGCCCTCGAGGCTGCATATCTCTGTGAGCGCCTACAAGCCCCGTTAGCGCGTTTAATCCCTCGATAGGGTAAATTACCGCCCCACCTATTTCTGCCCGTCCTGCGCCGTCTGTGCGCGCCCTGGACGGTCATATACGCCCGCCGCCCGTGCCGTTCTGCCGTCTCGAGGTGCCCCGGCAGCGCAGAAAAGGGACCGCCCCGCTCAGGCAGCCCCTCATTTTCCGCTCAATTTCCCGCCGATTTCCGAAAAATTTCCGATCCGGTTTTGAAAATCTTTTCTGCGAGTTTCAAAAACCGGATTTTTATTTTCTCGGTTCGCAATAGTCGCTGATAATTTTTCGCGATAGTCGCTCGATAGTCGCTGACCGTCTGATAGTCGCTGGCAATAGTCGCTCGAATGTCAGGGAACGTCAATCACGTTCGTCATATTGCACAATACTTTTAGTAATTTATCACTGGCAAGTCCATTTCGGCTGTCGAAAATCAAACCTTTTGCCTTACTTCACAGTCTTGTCTTCATAGTCGCTTTCCCTCATCCCCTGCAAATATCTTTCTTGCAGCTGCTTCGGCGTGAGGTTCGCTTCGCCCATCGGATTTCGCGTAGTTTCTGGCAATTCTGCGTTATCCCGCATTCCGTAATAGCACTTCGCACGGAAGCAGTATGCCAAAAAATTCATCTTCCCGGCGACCACAAGTTTTGCGTCAAAAGATTGTTGAAATTCTTTAGCTTTTTCGAGAATTTGCGAGGAGATGGAGGTGAACCCCCGCTCTTCCCCATGTATAATCGCATTGACTTTTTTCAGCCCATACCCCAAACTCAGGCACACTTCCTCCCATACGGGCGTGCGTCCCTCGTTCGCGCAGCGGTCGTAGTAGTCGCTGATTCTCTCCGCCATTTCGTCGTCGTCCTTCACGACGGGCTTCCGGAACTCGGTCAGCAGCTCGCGGAGAATCTGACTCACGAATGCGCGGTCAACGTCGTTCTCCGGCGTCCAGACCTTGGTCGGGAGGTACTTGCCTTTGTCGCTCTTCCTGCGCAGCGCCGCGTCGGGCATGTCCTTTTCGGGGAGCGTCAGCGCGTTGATGATAGTCGCTTTGTCTTTCTCGTCGACACGCTCCGCCACGCTTTCTGCATACTCAACCGCCCGCTTCCTCGCGTAGTTGTTCGGCGCATGCCGCTCGATTTTCTCCTTCTTCGGCTTCGGCGGCGACTTCGGTCTGCCTCGTTTCTTCGGCGCAGGGCTGTCCGCTCCGGTCGCAGCCGCCTTGCCTTGCGCCGTGTTCTTCGCTCCGGCCTTCTTCTCTTCGTCCATGTGATCTCCTTTCGTTATACATCACTACGTATCACTCTGTTTCGGGCAATCCCGATTTAAGCGATACGCGGGAATGCCCATGAATACTGGCTTATTTATATATGTATCACTTGTATCACATGTATCACATACTATACTATACATACGCGCGAGCATGTTTTGTATTTCAAAAAATTATTACGCGTGTATATAAGCGTGCAGTCGATTTTTGGGTGATACGGTGATACATGTCCCAAAAGTTCAGGTTTTATGCGGGTTTCGGCGTATCACATGGGATGATACGAGGCCGCTACGTGTGATACCGCCGAATAAACTTGCACAATAGCCGCTGGCGAATAGCCTGTGAATTTGGCATATCCGCCAACGATAGTTATTTGTCACCGAGATACAACCACACGCACCGCGTAGGCGGCTTGCCGTGGAGGCGAACCATGAAAGTCGATTTGCCCTCGGCGTCGCGGCGCAGATACCCTTCGGTAGCCGCCCATTGCCGGAACGCTGTGGGGTTGAACCCCGCCTCGGGCATGATCCGGCTGAGCACTGACGCGATGATTGCCACGCCGGGACGGTCATATCCATCGGTTTTGTACTCACCCCACACCTCGCGCGGGATAGAGTCGCCCGAGAAGTCGAATTTGCTCTCGTTCTCCGCGATGGTGCCGTAAAGCCACTCGAGCGCCCGCTGATTGGTGTCAACCTCTTTTTCGGTCGGCAGATACTTCGCGAGATCAGCCGCCGACAGCTGCGTGCCGGTGTGCCAGATTAATAGTTCCGCGAGGGCGTCCGCAACGAGTATAAGTGCTGCCGAGCCAGCGAGTTTTCCAGTGGTATCGGATTTCTCGATAGCATCGGCGTATTCCTTGTGCACCTTCTTCGCGGTTTCGAGCACCTGCGGCGTGAGCCCTTCGACGAACTCTTTTCCCGCGAAGCCCCAGTTGTGGGACAGCGTGTCGGAAAGCCCGCAATAGTCGCTAAGAAGCCGCTCCTTCCCGCACGAGATTTCGATAATTCGGCTGATAGCGCCCGCGCCGGAATAGTCGCTGGTGATCGGCATTTCGCCGGTCGTGATAATGGTGTTCTGCCAGGATTTGAGCTGCTGAAAAGACCCGTCCTTCGACCCGCGGGAGCGTCCTTGCCCCTCAGAAAGCATATAGATTATATCGTCGTAGTCGCGGCGGTTTTTGACTACTTGAAGCTCGTCCACGCAGAGCGGCGCGGAGTTGAAGAACCCCGCAACGGTTTCCAGCCCGACGAGAGTCGAGTTGAAGTTCCGCACATATCCGTCCGACGAGTTGGGGGACGCCCAGACGGACGCGGCGAGCTTTAACAGCATGGTTTTGCCGTTGCCAGACCGTCCCCAGACATGCACGAAGAACGGTAGCGCGTGAAGCGGTCCGACGAGCACGGACGCGAGAGAGGCGGCGAGCACGATCCGCGCGATGGTACTCTCGTTCCGGGCTTTCGAGGCGGCTTTGAACCAGGCGTCGCGGTCTCCGTTCGGGTGGAATGAGTCGAACACAGCCCTGAACCCGGGCGCGCCGTCGAACTCCACAGAGTCGGCGTACGGCACGAATTTCCCGGAAGCCGTCCATCCGACCCGCGCGACGGAGTGGCGTTCGGGAAGCCGGTCGTAGTTCCAAGCTTCGAGGTCGGTAAAGTACTTGACGAGAGCTTTCGCGTTCTCGGAGTCGACAGCGATCCCGAGCCGGGCAAGGTCGATGATCTTCGCCGCCGACGCGAGGATGATCTTCTCGACGACAACGGTCCGCCATTCCGCTGACCGCTTGAACGACACCTCGAGCCGGACCTCTCCGGAGTCGAGATTGACGAGCCGCCCGGAAATCAGGATCGGGTGCGGGCAGATAGTCGTGACCTCGCCGAGAGACGGAGCGGAAACGCCTGTATCCGTACAAATGTACTTGCCGCAGTTCAGTTCGATGGGCTGTCCGGTGAACTCGGTCGAGTTGGTATAGTCGCTCTCGTTGACTTTGCCGTCGCCGAATTCTTTCACATAGTCGCGCATTTCCGCCTTGAATCCGAGGTAGCCGATTTTGCGGGCGGCTTCGTCTATTTTTACGAGTGCGCGACGATATGTAAAAGGATTCTTGTAATAGTTGCTGTAGAGCCAGTTGTGCGGGACGGCGTTCTCGAAATCCTCGAGCGTCCACGCCGGGAGTTCTTTGATTTTGGGCTCGATGATTTCAGCCACGGTTTGTTACGTCCTTTCGTGAAATGGTGGAGGGGAAGTCTGCGCGGAATGAACAGGTGTTCTTATATGCCGCTCCCGTTGCAGCCCCTGCCGCATGGTTGAGATTATCTCGTCGACCGGGTAGCTGCTCGCGTCCCCGCGCCGGATGATCTCGTCGATAGTCGCGGCGAGCGTGCGGACGCAGTTGTCGCGGAACGGAGTCGACGGAAGGTCCTGTACCTGGTGGTAGAACGTTGCAAGTCGCCGGAAGTCGTCTTTTTCGCGTTCAGCCCGCCTTTTCCGTGCTTCCGCCGCGAGCTGCCGCCGCCTGATCGCCTCCGGATCAACGCCCGGGGCGATCCCGAAATCCTCGGCGAGCTTCCGCACGGCGTCCGGGAAGGAGAGGTTAAAAATCTTCTCGACCAGTGTGATGACATCTCCGCCCGCGCCGCAGACAAAACAGTGGAAGGAGTTGTCCCGGAACGCGAGGTTGTTGTCCTTCCCGCCGTGAATAGGGCAAGGGCAGCGGTTCCCGCGGCGCTTATGCAAGTCGCCGTACCGCTCGAGCGCGTCGGGAACGGAGACGGCCGCTTTGACCGCCTCCACGTCGTAGCGGGGATCGTCGCTCATGGGCTCGTCCTCCCATTGCGGCAGAATTCCAAGCACTCCCGAATGAACTTCCGCCTCTCTTCGAGCCCTTTCGGCGATTCCTGCCACAGCTCGATGTAGTCGAGAAGGGTTCCGTTCCCGATGTTCTCCAACACCGCCTCGGGAAGTGCCACGCGTTCCGGATAATGCGCCGCGAACCACAGAATGAGTCGGTCGCTGTTCTTCCAGTAGGTTCGCATTTTCAACAGTCTGCGGTTCATTTCGTACCCCCCAGAATCTCGACGATCCGCCGCCCGGTGCACCGCTTGTCACAGAACAGGAAGTCGACGCCGTAAGCGATATGGACTTTGTAAATGCGCTCCATAAGCTCTTTCCCGCTTATCGCGTATGGAATTTTTCCTTGCATCGGGTTATGCCAGTCTTTGACATCGCGGATCGACTTGCACCACCCGCCGTGCTCGCACAGCACGACGAGATGGATTCCGAGTTCCTTCGCGAGTCGCACTTCGCGCATGAACCGCCCGGAGTCGTTGGTGAGGTTGCTGGCAATTTCCGACAAATTGTGTTTGCGGTCGCAAATTAATTTTGGATTGTCAAGGTTCATATAGTCGCCGACGATGAGCTTTGAGGAGTAGTGTTTTATCCCTTGCTCGTCGAAGTATCGGATAATTCCCTCGATGATGTGGGCTTTCTCCCTCGAGTCGACTTGGATTGTCACTGTTTCTGCCTCCTCTCGAACATACCGGGATTGTCAACAATCAGCGCGTGAAGCGCATTTGCGAGCGCATCGACCTTCTGCTCATCGTGGTCACGATATCCGAGATTCTGAAGTATGCCATGCACGATTTCATGCAGCAGAACGCCGTGCATCATCTGCTCTGCGTTCGGGGCAACACGAATAATGAGTTTATCATACAAAATTTCGCCGGAGCAACTTATTATTCCGAAATCGAGTCGGTCGGTTATTTCGATCTTGTATGTTTTGCCACCAATTTTTACAGATTTTGGGATTATCATGCCTCACCTCAGAACGGCAGCACGTCGCCCTCGGGCAGGACCTCGAAATTGGGGACGTCCTGAGACGCGCCAGGAGCGTCCGTAGCGGTCGTTCTCGCCTGAGTAGTAGAGTTGCCCACCTGATAGTTTCCCGCGCCCTGAGCGCCGCCCTTCGCGCCGCAGAAGTGGCACTTGTCCACGTCACAGATTATCATGGAGCGCTTCTGTCCCTGATCGTCCGTCCACGAGTTGGTGATGAGCCGCCCCTCGACGATGACCTGATCGCCTTTGTGGAAGTATTTCGACAGGAATTCCGCCGTCGTTCTCCACGCACGGCATTTCAGGAAGCAGGTCGATTCGACCTCCTTGTACTTTTCGCTCCACGCGACGTCAAAGTTGCAGAAGAAGACTCCACTCGCCGTCTGCCTCAGTTCCGGGTCGGCGGTGAATCTGCCCTGAAAAGTGACTTTGTTCAGCATTATTTCTTCTCCTTTCCGGCGGCGATTGCGGCGTCGAGGGTCGCCGTCATCTCATTTGCTTCGGGCGCGGAGTCGAACCACTCGCTGACCTTCGCTGCGCCCTCCTTGATCGAATTGTAGATTCCGATATAGTCGACAAGATCGTCGGTATTCATCGTCTCAGCCTTACGTCCGAGGCGTCTCTCAATCATCTCCTGATTGACTCCGAGCTTCGCGAAGGCGACGACCATGCGGCGGACGCGGTCAGTCAGGGGCTCGTCCGACTTTCCAGCGAGAGTCCGCTTGCACTCGGCGATGGCGTCCTCGACAAAATCCGCGGGGAGTATCGCAAGAATTCTCGCACGGAGGCGTCTTGCGCCCATGTTCGCGTTGATCTCGTAGATGTCGCGCTGAGAAGTGAGTGTCACCGAGCCGGATTTCGTCTCGCGGATGTGCGGATTGGTGAAGTTCTGAACGCTCATCGCGTTAGTTTCCAAGTCCCATGCGTAAGCCTGCATTTCCGACTTACCTTTGTCCTGCGAAAGCTCCTTGATTCCGTAGTCGATGTTTCCCCAGCACCGTGCCAGTTCCTCGGCGAACCGGATAGTCGGACCTGTCACAGAAGAACCGGAGCGGTTATACGAATAGAATGCTTTTTCGGCGAGTCCCTTGCGCTGGCAAGCCTGTATGGCTTTCGCATACGCGGCGGTTTCGTCGCGGGGGAATCTCTTCGCGATGACGAGCTTTCCCTGTGCCTCAGCTATCGCTCTCTGGCTCTCGACCGCGACGGTTCCCTGGTTGACATTATCCATGACAGGGAGCCCATTCCCCATAGTCGGCATATTCGGTGTGTTCCAGGGCTGTGCCGCCCCAGTATAAATAGATTCGGTGGTCGCGTTATCCATTTTCTGTACTCCTTTTAATCAATTCGTTTTTAACAGTTCGTTGAGTGCTTCGTCGATCGCTTTGTTTATGCGCCGATGATAAGCCTTCGTTTCGCCAATAGTCTTGCACCACTCAATGTCGCGCCCGAGGAGGTAGTCTTCCACGGCAGCCTCGTCGATGGGGCCCAGCGAATAAACATCAGGCGGTGAATAGCTCGTGAATTTGCTGACCGGCTTAGGCTTTCGCTTCACGCCGATCATTGTCCTGCGCCAGTTCTCAACGCCGTTCAACCCACAGAGCTTCGATTCGGGCAGCGGCATTCCATTCAGCATAGTCGCCTCCTACTCAATCTCTTTCGCCGCCCACTTCGGTAGCCCGAGCGTGTTCACCATCCCGAACGCGCCCTCATACCCGTACCAGTTGCCGGAGTCGAGACAGGATTTGTAAATCCCGATAGCTTCCCGGAATCTGTCCTGCCCGCTTTTGATCATGAGGTCGTCGGCTTGCAGGATGTTGATGAGGTAGGGCGGTTCCTTCTCGACACAGACGAACAGAAAGTCGCACCCGACATTGCGTTCTCTGCTCACTGCCTCCATGAACATGGCGGCTTGCATATCGTATCCGAGAGCGTAGGCTTGCTTCACCATGGTCTCAGTGTCAGCCCTGGCACAGGTTTTGAGGTCGACAATCAGCGCTTTGCCGTCGACCATCTTCACGCAGTCGGGGCGCGCCTGACAGTCGAGCCCGGTCATGTCGTCCCGCCAGTAGTAGGACGTTTCGACCTCACCGCGGAGAAGGAAGTCGGCGCGTGGGTTTGACCGGATGGCGCCGGTCATTTCGGCGATAAGCCCCGCGTCGTCAGCAGAGATTACCGTTTTCTCTTGTGCACTTTCCACAAACGCCTGATATTCTTCCTTCCCGGCTTTCGTTCGCCTTTCACACTGCGGCGCGACGGCGTACTCGTCGAAGAATCCGTCCGGCTCGAGCACGTATTTGTGCAGCGCGGAGCCGAATTGCATCGCGGCGGTCGGCGGCTCGGGATGGTCTTCGAGCCACTTGAACTTCGCCGGGGTGTCGCTCAGGAGCCGCCAGAGCTTCGTCTTGCTGACACTCGGTTTTGCGTGGTACTCGGCAATGGAATCTTTAATGATCATGGCGCTTTTCCTCCAGCTTTTCAAGCCCCTCGAGCAGGAGCTTGAAGTTCTCTTCCGACGCGAGGAAATCCATCGACTTGATGAGTCGCCCGTTTTCGATGTATCGGCATTTCGCGACGGGCATTCCGAGCGCGTCCAGGTCGCTTTTGTAGTTGTAGCAGAACGACGCGCGAAGTTCGTGCTCGGGGCTGACGCGCCAGATATCGAAATCGGTTTCGAGCTCCGGGTGCTCCGCGATGAAGTCGAGGACTTTGACAATGAGGGTTGCGAGTTTAGCATTCATCGCCGTTGTCTCCCTCACCGAGCAGTTGCCCTTCTTTGATCGCGCTAATAAGCGCCGCCTTATAGATTGATTTGAATGGCTCGTTCAGTGCCTCGTAAATGTTCTCGACGATGTTCGCGACTTCGTTCGTGACCTCTGCGAACGTGCCTCTCGTTTCGATCTCGCAGATATCTTTCTTGTGGTCAAGTTTTGCTTTTATCACTGTGTTCCCTTTCTCCCGTAGCGGGGTTTACTCATCGAGCGGTTCGGACCTGCGCACCCATTTGTGGCAGGCCGGGCAGATTGCTTGGTGTACGATCACATCGTCGAGCTGACTGCTTATCATCACCGCCTCATAATCTCCGCGATCGGCGTCGAAGACGCACCCGCAGAGGAGACAGGTGAACCGCCGTGTGTCTCTCGGGTTCTTGATCTTGCCCGGCTTGATGATTTTAATTGCCATTGCTTACCTCCTTATTTTCGTTTCGTAGCGGTAGCACCTCGCGCCGCACGTCGGGCATCTCATTGCGACAGCGAAGACGGTAGCAGTGTCGTATATAATTCGATAGTCCTCCCTTTCGCCCTCAAAGGTGCACCCGCAACTGGTGCACTCGAACCGTTTCGTCGTGTCGGGCTTCTTCCCCGGCTTGATAATCTTAATTGCCATTATCTTTATCCTTTCTTGGCTCCTTTGGAGAAACACCATTTGCGGCACGTCGGGCAGAACGCGGCGTAGTCCGGCGAAAGCAGCCCGCCCATATCGGCGTCGTAATCAGCCGCGTTCACCTCGAATACGCACCCACAGTGCTTGCACTCGAAATGAATTGGTTCGGGCTTCTTGCCCGGCTTGATAATCTTAATATCCATCACTTTTTTCCTCCGTATACGGCTATCAAAGATGGGAACGGCGCGGGGCTTTTGCCATCACCGAATTTCAGTCGCCCTTTTACGAATCGGATTTCGGCTTTCCCGAGTATGTACTCGTGAAACCATATTGTGTCGGTTCGCGCGGGCAGCAACATGACGATCGTGCATCCGGTGCATCGATGTTCTTCGTAAGCCTTTTTAACCCACAGACCGGTTGTATAGCGCCCGTATGGCGGATTAACCCACACGGTTTGCCCCGCCCAACTTTGGGATAATCCGTTTTGTTCCTTTGTAAAGTAGCTGTCGCATTTTGTGTTTCCGGGCGAAGCCGCCGCGTCAAGCGTAAAATGAAACTCCTTGTTCAACTCGTCAAAGAAGTTTTGCGGCGTCTCCCAGTCCTCTCTCTCTGATGAAAACATAAGCTCAGTGTTCATCGTCGTCCTCCTCCTCGAGCCAGTACTCCCTCCGGCAGTCAACGCAGTGAACATTGCGGCTTTGTTGCACGACCATAGGGCACATAAAGCCCGAATCTACTTCCTGCGGGCAGAATTTCAGCACGCCATCTGACGCTAACCTTCCTCTCGGGAACAATTTCAAAAACTCGCTCTGCCGGGTCTTCCTCGGATATTCCTTCGCCCAACGTTCGACGATTTCGACGGCTTCGGCGGGGTGACTCTTGGTATAACCATAGCACCCCTTGCCAACCTTACGCGCCGCGACAAGCAACGGGCATAATGTGCCATCCTTGTCTGTGCATTCATCACCGAGTGCGCCGCACATCCTGTTACGCTTTTCGAGAAATTCAACCGCGTCCATCATTTCCTATCTCCTCTCAGGTCGCGCCCGCAGTGCGGGCAGAAATTGATTTGAAATGAATCCATCCTCGGACCGTTGCAATAGCTGTCACCGTAGGTCGGGCAATAGTAGCTTCTGACAAACAGAGTCTTTCCAGCCCACGGGAGATCACCGATGAACAGCTTCGTTCTGAATGTCTCCTGATAAGGCGTCAGCATCTGACCGTTTTTCTCGTAAGGTACCGCGTGCTTCCCGTCGCAGAACTCGCAGGGTCTCGCGATCTCCTCACGTTCATTTTCGTCCTCCTCTTTTTTTGCCCACTCGTCCGGTTTCCATTGCCACGGCTCTTTGCGCCATGTGTAGCAGGCATCACCGCTCGGATCATTCAGCGGACGGTCGTCGCAGTTTTCCTGCTTTCTGCACGTGTTTTTTATTGTTTCAAGTGCTTGTTTAAGCTCAGGTATCATCTTCGTCCTCCTCTTCCGGCAGCCTCGGCAACGGCATCCAGTGTGTCACTTCGTCATCAATATTGTTGTAATGGTCATCGTGGATGTAGTGAGTGCTTTCCCACCATCCTTGGGGGATTCTGTACCCGTCTTTTTCTTCATCGTAATCTCCCCATTCCCAGATTTCAGACCAATCCCAGCTACTGTTGTCTTCAAGTACTGTTCCGTCTTCGTAAAACGCGGTGGCAATGGTCGAGTGCGTGTCATCACCGCATCTCCATTGTGCGCGGACCAAAACCTCGGTTTCGACTTCTGGAAGCCTATCCTTAACGCTTATCCATTCAGCCATCATTTTCTCCCTCCTGTATCCTCCTGAGCCGCTCCCAATCATCATACGCGCCGTGCGTCTGATTCCGGCAGTCGGTCTCATTATCGTAAAGCTCGCAGCGTCTGAAGCTGTCGAACTCCCACAGTCCGTGAATCTGCCGTCCGCGGTCGTCGACCAGCCCGAGCAGGTCATCGCCGTCGTCCGTTTCGAACAGCTCCCGCACGTGCCCGAGTTTAACTCGGCCGTTCTGGTTTACATAGTAGTCGCAGTAAGGTCTTAGCGACTTGTCCCGCGGCGACGGGATATAGGCTTCGATCTGCTTTCGTGTCTTCTCGTCAATCATGATTTCTCCTCCTTCTCAGCGGCGAGCCAGTACTCTTTCTTGCAATCGGCGCAATCTTTCGGCCCGTGGCACGTAAAACGCATATCTATATCGCCCGGACAAACTTCCAGCACGCCCGTATGCGCATCGGCGCGCGGGAACAGTTCGAGGAACTTCTCCTGCCGGGTTTTAACCATATTGCCGACGTCGGCAGAATGGTCTTCGTCATCGTCGAACCACTGCGCCGGAATCCCGCTGATCTTACACGTGCGATTATCACGCCCGAAGTCGCAGTGCACGCAGTCACACTGCTCTTCGCACCAGTTGTGCAGGTGCATTGCTTCTTGCCTGATTTTGTTGTTCATTGTTCGTCCTCCTCATCCATCTTCGCCCCGCAGTGCGGGCAGTATGGCGGCGTGTACTGCTTGTTCGACTTGTTGCAGTGTGAGCAGAACGCCTTTTCTTCGCCGCTGCCTTCGCAGCCGTTGACGTAGACACGTCTCATCTCCCATTTCGCATGGATGATCGGTGCGGCATCGGCAGCGGAAATGTCATCTTGAACGGCTTCAATCATCAATTCGATGTCTACTACTGGACTGCCGCTCTCCTCGCCTGCGCCTTTCAGCAGGTCGATCACTGCTTGTCTTTCAATATATTCAGCCATCATTTTCTCCTTTTCGGCGGTTCGGGAAGCGGCATCCACGCGATCACTCGCGCACGGATTCCGTTCGCCACTTCTCCGCACCACATTTTGTTATAACATAGTCCGATGCCGTATGTCTGAAACATACGATTATAGTTGCCATAGCGGAAATACTCGTACCAGCAGAGAACTTTTTTGCCGTCCTCCGGCAGTCCGTCCTTAACGCTGATCCACTCGGGCATTTTCGTCCTCCTTTATTTCTATCTGTCTCCCTAGTCTGTTGAAATCATCAAGAATTCCCTTAAGCCCGTCTGAATCGCTGTGTAAGCACGTTTCGCAGATAAGATTGCATCCGGCAGTGGATTTCCATGGGCAGTTCATAAACGCCATTAAGCGTTTTTCGAACGTGTTGTTCATTTATCCTCCTTCGGCATCTCCGGCAGATATGCCCAGTGGGTGACGCGCATCCTTTGGGCGGGACAATACCAGGGGTCTTTTTCGTCGGGGCAATATTCGCCTTGCGACACAAAGCCAATGTCGGGATCATCAGTAGCGACGATAGCGCGAAGAATGTCCACCCAATAGGTTTCGCACTCAGGGCGTTCCTCCCCGACTTTCCTCCACCTGATCCGCTCCAGCGCCTCGATAGCGGCGTCGAGTGCTTCAACATCGTGCTTGTAGATCTCATCGCCGTTAATCTTTGCGAATTCTGCTTGCGATTCTCGCAAATCCCTGAGATGCGCGATGATTTCAGTCTGTTTCATTCCCTTCTCCATGCCTCGACGATCTCTGCCGCGCAAGCCAGATACCCGCAGGCGTCGATATAGCTGTCTCCCTTAAACGTCCCGGTCATGATCCTCGCGATTTTCATAAGCGCCATGAGCATCGCGACGTCATCGGGGTTGAGCACGAAGCCGGACATTGCGTCGACGCAGCGTTGATTCAGGTATACTTCCCAGAATCTCGCGATAACCGCGAAGTTGTCCGCCGGACTTCCGTACTGCTTCTCGCGTTCCCCGGTCACGATTTTCTTCGCGGCGTCGAGGATTTCGGCGCGGGTAGTTGGTGTATCGGTTGGTGTATCGGTCTCAGTTGGTGTATCGGTTGGTGTACCGACCTTTTTGTTGACGTCAACAATATGCTCGTCAAGTCCGAAATCGCTGTCCCACCACATCGGGATTCCGTCGATCTTGCAGCTCAGGTTGTCGCGGCAGAACAGGCAACCTTTGCACTCGTCGCGGTATCCCTCACAGTTCACGCTCAGTATCTTTGCGGCTTCCCGCAGCTTCTCGTCTTCGTTTTTCATAATCGTTCTCCTTATTTTGATTTTATAACTATGTGTGTTCTCCCGCGCCCGAGGAGTTCGTCCTGCATCATCTGTGCGACTTTGTCCTCCTCGGCGGTCTCGGGACGGTAGTTCTTTCCGGCTCGCTCAGCGTAGTCGGATGTGATATCCTCGATGCCTTGCAGTATGTACATCAGGCGTTTGTCGCCGAAACCGGCGATATCATTCAGAGCCAGACACACGGCGAGCAGGATTCTGTTCGCGTAAATTTTCTGCCGCTCCGCGAATTCGGCGTCGACCATAGCCCGGACGGCTTCCTGCGTCCCTGCCGGGAGGTTTTTCCGCGCGGTGGCGGGGGACATTCGTGCTTTCACGGTTCAGCCCTCCTGTAGGTGTTCCGCCTCAACGGGAAGAGCTTGCGGTTTTCGGCGCGGAGCTGATAGAAGTCGCTCCGCGACCTGTGTAGGGCGTTGCAGATTTCCGATTCGGTGATATCGCGGTCCGACCACATATCGGCGGCGCGGGCGATTTCCTCCGGCGACCAGATTCTCCCGCGTTCGTGGCGGCGGGGGAAGAGTTCGCGGTTCCGCTGCATGACGCCGCGGACGGCTTTCTCCGACCGGCAGACGGCTTCGGCGATTTCGCAGATGTCCGCGCCCCGGTTCCAGCACTCCGCCATGTACTGGATGTCTTCGTCCGACCATCTTCCGCGGTTGACGCCTTTTTCGATGTGGCTTTCCGCGACGCGGTCGGTGTTGTCGTGTCCGCGCTCCGGCGGAACGACGGTGACGAGACCTTTCAGGATTTTCCGGATGACCATGACCGGCAGCCTCGACCGGGCGGCGATTTCGTGGAGTTTCTTTTCCGGCTCGGGGGTGTTTTCGAGCTCGGCGAGGATTTCATCTTTGGTGATCATGCTTTCGCCCTCCTTTTGTTCTTCCTCAAAAAGAGGTCGCGACGCCGCGTGATTATGTGCGCCAGGGTCTGGGGGTTCATATTGTACTTATGGGCGATCTGAGGGACCGTCCATCCTGCCCCCCAGAGCTTCGCCATGTCGGCGTACATCTTCTGCCGGGCTTCGCTCACAACGGAGCCTCGACGCTGCCATATGACGCTCCTGAGCGACGCGGCGCTGATTGCGTACTCTTCGGCGATATCCGCCGTTCTCTCTCCCGCCCGGATGCGGCTGAGAACATCGTCGATCACAATGTCAGTCCAGAATCGCGGCATCATAGAATTTCGCCCTCCCATGCTCAATTTCAATCTCAACGGTGTGCGCTGTCAGGAGCGCTCGCACCATTGCGCGGAGTTCGGCGTTTTCACGCCTCAGCTCGTTGTTGTGCTCCTGCTCGATCCGATGGAGCTTGTCCGACGCGATTTTATTTGCTGCCTCTATCATTGGGAATGAGCCTCCTTGTTACGAGTTCTGTGATTCCGGCGTTGTCAAGTCCCGAGACGTCGATGTCGAGATATCCGCCGTCGAAGATTATATAAACGTGCTCCTTTGTGTCGACCTTTCCATACGACACCGCGAGGATGTCGTCGTCGAGGGCTCGGAGCAGCGGGGAGAGGCGGGAGTGGACGAAATCGGATTTCTTCATGCGTTCTTCTCCCTCCACGGTACCCAGTAGGCGCAGGGTCTTTCGCCGCTGCGGTGCAGAATTGTTATGTTGTACCAAAAGTTCGGATTCAGACCCCGGGGCGAGTACCCGTTCGTCGAGAAAATGCTGTTCCTCACAATCCAGTTCCAGCACCGTCGGAACGTTTTGGCGTTCAGTCGGATCGCCTCGGGATAGAGGTCAGTGTGGCATCTTCCATCCTGAGTGAAAACGCTGACCTGTGCTACGAGCGAGCAAACGAGATCGTTGTATTTTTTCTTCTGCCTTTTGTTCATGGTTTTCTCCTCCTTTTTATTCCTCGCACATTTCGTCTGCCATCTGGCATGATATCTTCCAGAGGGATTCCTGGTCATGCTCGATGACGGCGCGGACGGCTCTCTGGAGGTTTTCTACGGTGAGTTTTCCATCATCCACCATGATGTAGCAGTGCACCTCCGGGTACGCGAGCGTGAGGTGGTCATTATCGACTGTCATTTTGAGATTGTCAAGTCTGTGCCCGTGTATCGGTTCCTGGTTCCCGGCGCGGTGAGCCAGCCAACCGAGCATTGAGTCAGCGTCGTCTCCGAACTGGTTCATGGTGTGCTCAATGTGCATCTTCGAGACGATTTTTCTTATTGCGTCGGCAGTGTCTTTCTGCGCGGTCTTGGTCTTGTCGTTCTTCTTCTCTTCGTACATTTTGGTTTTCTCCTTTAATTAATTATTCTCCCCGAGCAGTGTCGGGACGGTGACGTTCAGCGTGTTCGCGATACGCTGGATTTCACCTATTGTAAACGTTTCCGGTCTTTTCCGCCGGTCGCGGAGGGTTGAGTACTTGAACCCCAACGCGGCGGCGGCAGTTGAGCAGTCAACGCCGTCTCGCGTCCGTTTCATCATGTAGATGTCAACGGAGTCTCTAAGCGCGTCGAGCTGCTTCTCAGCTACCGTTTTGGACAGCCTCGGCATTCGTGGCGCTCCTTTCGTCCATGTCCATGCTCTTTCCGTAGCGGTAGCAGATGGCGGTTGCCGCCGCGCGGACTTCCTGCGCGTAGTCGGAGTTCCGCTCGCCGGAGAGAATCCGGCTGAGGAAACTGTCTGAGATTTCGTAGCCGACCATACGGAGCTGCGCAATCAGCCATCGTCCGGTCAGCTTATGCGTTTCCAGAAATTTCGATATATCCATTGTTTATCATCACCGCCCTTTCTACTTCACGCCCGTGTCTTACCGTGCGGGTGTTCTTTCCTTCGCTGTCCCTCACGAGGTATCCGTTCCTTGCGAGGGCGTCCAGCGCGTCTTTCGGTTTTACGCCGAGTTCCTTGAATCTGGCGTATGCCGCTTTCCGGCTTATCGCGATCCGGTGGTCGTATTTGTCTTCCCAGATCGGCGTTTTGGCGAGTTCATTGACCGCTTCGTACAGGGCTTTCAGGTCTGCCGCGATCTTCTCGTCCTTCGATTTCCGTTTTTGTTTTTCCTTGATGAGAGCCTTCTCACACTCTGCGATCCGCTCGTCGAACCGGCGCATGGTCTCGGTGACGTCGGCACGGAACGCTTTGATTTCGCCGAGAAGTTCCCGCAGCTCCTCATTCGTGGCCATGGTGTTCTCCTCCATTTTAATCGTCGTCCTTCTCCGGCTCGTCTTCCTTCGGCGCGCCGTTGAGTAGCCATTCGATGCCATCGATCAGGGCGCCGATGTCCGACTTGTCTTCGTCGGTGAATGACATGTACTGCTGACGTGCACCCTCGATGGTAACCCTCAGCCCACCTTTGTCCCTCCAGACGCTGGCGTAGCCGCCCACTGTTTTCGCAGCGTGGAGCGCTTGTACGATCAGGTTATCGACCAGCTCGTCCTGAGCGGTCTGAATTCTCTCGAGCTTGTCTTTGTTTTTCTGTGTTTGTTCTGTCATGGTTTTCTCCTCCTTAATTTGGCACAAAATCTTGACAAATCAATGACAACGTGATATAATAGTAGTACCACATAGCAACCGTCGGGTGAGGGCTCGACACCCTATACTGAGAGCGCCACAGAGCGCCGAACCGTAATGGGGAGGTGGTCTTGTGAGTAAATTCGAGAAACTGTACCTAACCGTCTGCATTCTCCAGCTCATCGTTGACCTCTTAATGCTTGGTCTGACGCTTTAATCAACTGACCGTTTAAGCGACTGAGTTCACCGACATTTCGATTATCGCACATCCCAGAAAATAACCGCATTCAGGAATCCGCCTGAATACGGAGTGCCCTCACCCGACGTCGTTTTGCCTGTCACGAATTTGTGACTGATAATATTATACTCCAACTTTCGTTCTATGTCAAGGGGTTAATAGAACTTTCGTTGGATTCTGCGATGTGCACAAAGAGGGAGGGAGTACTTTGTTCAATATGGACATTTTCAAAGTTAGAATCAAAGAGCGTTGCAAGATCACCGGTGTGTCTCAAAAGCATCTATGCGATGCAGTTGGCAAAAGCAAACAATATCTGAACAACGTATGGGATGGTAAATGTAGCGCGACATCCGATGAGATTGCGTCGTTTGCATCAATCCTCTCTACTACTCCCGCCTACCTCACCGGCGAGACTGACGATCCCGCCCCCACTGGCAGCCCGGATGAGCTGTCCTCCGAAGAAAAAGAACTGCTCGAGCTTTACCGGAGCGTGTCCCCGGAGAAGCAGGAGTTGTTCAAGAAAATCATTGAGCAGATGAAAGGGTGAAACTATCATGAAAAAATCATCAAAAGGCATCATTGCCGCCGTTGTCGTCGGTGCGTCGTTCGCGACGGGGATGTTCGCAGACACGCTCGTCAGTTCAATTCAAGCGGAACTCCACAAAGACTTGACGATAATCGTTGACGGTGAGAAGCAGACATTCCAGGACGCGAACGGGGCAATAGTATACCCGATCATGTACAACGGCACGACGTATCTCCCTGTTCGCGCGATAGGTGGTCTCATGGGCAAGAACGTCGGATGGGATGGAGCGACGCAGACGATAACGCTCAAGGCGCCCACATATGATCTCGGCGGTTCGCTGGTGTATGAGGATAGCAATGTCGAGCTCCGATTCAAGCGGGCGTACAGGACAACGATACCGTATATGGAATACGACAAGTGCGTGGTCGAGTTTACGGTCAAGAACAAGTCTGATAAGGCAGTTGACCTTTTAATGGATTCATTCGGCATGAATGGTATCAGTTATACCGGGCTGTCCGGCAGCGAAAGCATAGCGCCGAATTCTACGGGGCTTGTCAGCTTTTCTAAATACACGAGTGACGAAACGTCTGCGTCTGTGTTCTCGACGTTCAGCGGTAAGGGAATAGAGACTGTGAGCGGGAGGTTTTCGTATTACCTTGGCGACGATTGGCTCAATGGCACCGATTTTTCGTTCGTGAACGTCAGTATAAAATAAAAAAGCCGCCCGAAGGCGGCGAGTAACTATTCCTGCGACTGCTTAAGCCGCCGCAGGAGGGCGATTGCTTTGCGCTTGTTTTCAGGCGTAAGGGTGCGGAAGTCTTCGATGACACGGCGTTCATCTTGATCGAGGTGCTTGCTTCGGTCGGGCGGTTCAGGCTGATTCGATGTGTGCGGCATTTGTTGTCCTCGCTTTCGCGTTTATTTCATGATTCCATTATACACCTTTTTGCACAGAAAAGCAAGGGCAATCGTAGGTCATTTTTCGACATTTTGTGGGTGATGGAGGACAATTCATGGTTAGCATAATAATAAATCCGGACATTTTGCGCCGGTTGATGGATCAGCAGCACTACACGAACGCTCGTCTGGCGGAGGAAACGAAGCTGTCAGAAGGCACGGTGAAGAGGCTGCTGAAAGGCTGCCCGACGACATACGTGACGGCATCGCTGCTGTTGGCGACACTCGGCGTGACGGTCGATGAGTTGATCAGTGACGAGACCGCGGTGAGCGACCAGGAGGAGACCGTCGAGATGACGGCGGAAGAAGCCTTGAAGATGTTGGAAAAATTGTATCTCGACCGCATTTCGGATTTGAAAGCGGTGATCGCCCGCATGAGCCGGGAGTTCCGAGTCGCGGCGACGATTGCTGTTGTACTGATGGCGTTCATATGTTTTCTTTTTGCGTTTGACGTCATAAACCCGAGCGTGGGATGGATAAAGAGGTGATAAGATGATTATGGACAAGCTCCCGAGCGGTAGCTGGCGTGCAAGAGTGCTGATAGGAGAAAATAAGTACAAAACGTTTTCGGGCAAGGATAAGAAGGACGTGCAGCTCCGCGCGGCACAGTTCGAGGCGGAGAGGAAGATGGACAAGCCGGACGATCCGTATGCGGGCATGACGGTTGGAGAGGCTATGGAGCGGTACGTCGAGGCGAAGAAGAATACCCTGTCGCCGTCCTCGTACCGCGAATTTACACGCATCAGGTTAAGCAATCTTTCTGCGTTGCGAAATGTAAAGCTCGCCGATCTGACGCAGGAGCAGGTGCAGCTTGCTATAAGCACGGAATCCGCCGACCACTCGCCGAAGACTGTCCGCTGTATGCACGGGCTGTTGTCCTCGACGTTGAAAATGTTCCGACCGGATATGACGCTGCATACGAAACTCCCACAGACGCAGAAGAGTGAGATCGTGATTCCGGAGGAGGTTGACGTCATGTCTCTGCTGGCGACTGTGCGGGGAAGTGATATCGACGCCGCCGTTCACCTCGGCGCGCTGTGCGGGATGAGGATGTCGGAAATCCTCGGGCTGAGATGGTCTAAGGTGGATTTCGACGCGAAGACAATCCACATCTGCGCGGCGAAGATCAGAGGGATGTACAACAAAGCTACTATGAAGCTTCCAAAGACCAGAGCCGGCGACCGGACAATCAGGATGCTACCTGCCGTCGAGGCGGCGCTCAGACGCGCGTATCAGCCGGGGGCGGAGTTCGTCACCACACTGACAGAGCGCACAGTGCGCAAGCACTATCAGCACGCGCTTGAGCTGTGCTGTGGCAAGCACTATACTTTTCACGCTCTGCGCCACTATGCGGCGTCTGTGATGATCCTGCTGAATATCCCGGTGAAGTACATCGCCGACTATCTCGGGCACGAAACTGAAGACATGGTGAACCGCATCTATGGGCATATTATGCGGGACAAGAAGGATGAAATATTCGCCCGGCTTGAAGAATACTACGATAACATTTTGCAAAATCCGTCATGAAATCCGTCACGTAAAAACCAAAGGGCCTTTATTTCAGGCGTTTTTTGGATTAAGTTTACAAGTTCAAGTCTTGTCACTCAGACCAAATGAATAAAACCGCTTATCAAGCCGATAGGCGGTTTTTTCTTGTATTCATGCGGGTTTTCGGGCGCTCTTATTCCACCTCCCGTGACGAAATTCCGCCGTCAAAAACGGTATTTTGGAATCAAATCTGTCACGAATCTGTCACGCTGTCATGAGAAAAGCCGGGGATTCTTCCCCGGCTCCGTCATGCGTTTTTACGATATGTCTTAAGCGCATCCGAGATCAGCTCATTCGCAGTCATCCCATATGCCCCGCGAAGCTCGTCGATCAGCGTTTTGGTCGTCGACGACACGCTGATCTTCGCCCACTCTTTTTTTGCGCCGGTCTTAGCGTCGTAGTAGGCGTCTACGGGTCCGTAAGCGACCATAATCCAATCAGCGGCGGCTGTATTGGTCATCAGGTATATATCCTCTCGCACGAGCCCTTTACTCCGTACAGTGTGGATAAAGTACTTACCGGATTTCGTCCGGTAAAGGTACTCGGTATATCCGTCGTACCGCGATTCGCCGATCTGCTCCGCTGTGGAGGTATCGCACAGCGTGCCTTTAATTGTTCGTTTCATTTTCGTACTCCTTTATGATCGGCGCAAAATATTGTGCCTCCGCAGCCTTCCTTGAAATCAGTCATAATAAGATACCCTTTCGACGATCCTGACGCCCTGAATCGGGCACTCGAGCGCGTAATTCATGATGCAGTTACGATCGACGTCGTAGGTAAGCATGATGTTCTCGCCGCCGTTCTCGGGGACAAGAAGCGGATCGCCGTTCTCGTTCTCGCTGAGGCGGTATCCTTCCGGGATGGTGATGATCAGACCGAGTTCCTGCTCGCAGGAGTGGTCGAAGTGGTCTTTGTCGAAGTGGCGGACGCAGCACGGTGCGAATCTGTGACCGTCCATGAAATCGTACCAGGTGTAAATCTTTGCTATTTTCATCCGTTTGTTAGGGTTAAGCTCTGATTCCCAGATCGAGGTTTCAGCGATGAGTTCGCCAGTTTCGAAAACGTCATCTTCGTCGATCTCGACAAGTTTTATTGTCCACTGGCAATCGCCTTCTTCGCCGTCGCTCAACGCTTCTGCGGTGTCAACGACATAATCGAAGAGCGATTTGTCGTTGCTTTTAATCAGCTGCTTCCATGTCTCTACGTCTTCGGGCTTGACGTCCCAAGATTCGACTTCATCTTCCCCGCTAACCCAGCCGGTTCCGTTGATCCATTCATGCGCGAAAAGTCTTGCTTCGTACTTCATAATAATTTCTCCTTCGCGGTTTGGGGTTGTCCGCGTCCCTTGTGATGTATCTATTATATCACGTTCGGTACAAAAAGTCAATAGGTTTACGAGAAAAAGTACCGTATTTATTTGTAAACGTTATATGAACAAGAAAAAGGAGCGTTTCCGCTCCTCCGGCTTAAGCCTTGAATTTCATGACCCTGTCCAGCAGCTCTCGGTAAGCCTGACGATGCCACTCGATGAGCTCATCGGTCACTCCGTCGACAGCTCCGTGCATGGTCATCGCGCGGTCGTACCACTCCTTGACCTTCCCGAGCCGGTACTTAGCGTCTTCGATAAACAGCGCCGCGAGCTCTGGTTTCCCTGCTTCTTTCGCGTCTTCGGCGTAGTTGTACGCCATGCCCGCGTCCTTGATGCCGTCGGTCGTCATCCAGATAACGCCGCGCATTAATTCGTCTTTCATTTTAGCCTCCCGTTATATATCTATACAGTTTATCCACATCGGCGGCGGTCAGAGTCAGGGCGCCGACGAGCGGCACGTCGAAAGTGACTGCTCCGCGCTGTGCCTGCGCCGCGAATTCGCGGTAAACCGCGTCGATGTCGATTTGATCCTGCTCATCTATGACTCCCATCGCCGATACGACGGGATTATTTTTCAGTGTGTTAAAAATTTCTCCCGACCGGGACAGCATACGAGACGCTGCCGCGCCGAGAACCCATTTCTGCCAGCCGGGGATTTTCGACAGTATTTCGGTCTCGAGATACTTCTCGACACCCGCCTGCACCTGTGCCAGAGTTACCATATAATCACCTCATGGGGCGGCGATTGCCGCCCCTGCCGTCAGTTGCAGCCGCAGCCGCACCCGCACTTCGGGAGCGGATTGTAGGTCGGCTGAGCGGTGGTTCCGGTGCCGGGCGTGATGTCCGCGACCAATTTCGGATAGAACGTTGCGTTGGCGTAGGTGACGATGCTGTTGTCGCCGCAGCAGCGCTTCTCAGCTTCGTTGCGGATTGCGCCGTAGAGCTCGTTCTTGACGCAGACGAGATTATTGTGTGCTGCCTCAAAGCTGTCAGCGATGCGCTGATTAGTGACTGCCTGTGCCGCGTCTGCCATCTCGAGTCCGCGCACCTTGCCGTCGAAGTACTTGTACATCTCGAGCATTTTCTGGTCGGTGTACGTGTTCGCGTCGCGCAGCTTCACTTCGGTCTCCAGCTGCGCGATCCGCGCCGCCTGTCCCGCTTCGTAGCGGTCGACGACGTGATCTTCGCTACAGCCGCAGTTGCCGTTTCTCCAGCCACCGAAGAGCCCGTTGAGCCCGCCGTTGAGGAGAGCCGCGCCGACGCCCGCCGTACCGATAATGCCGGTAGTCAGCGCCGCGTTTGCCTTGCCGTTGCTTGCGAATTCTGCCATGTGGATTCACCATCCTAAGTATATACTCGGAGTTTCCTCCGGCGTATATATTATAGCACGATTTTTGTGCAAAGTGAACGAAGAAAAACCGCCGCTTTCGCGACGGTTTCATGACATTTATATACGTGATTTGATTTTCTGCTCGCAGGCTTTGACAATTCGCTGAGTCTGCCGGACGGAAAGCCCGAATTCCTCCGCGAGGGGCTCAAACTTGATCCCATCGAGCCAGCGGCGCTTAAAAATATCTCGCCATTTTCGATCATGGATGCACTCATCGATAATTCGCGTCCACTCAGACCGCGTGAGGTCAGCCACGTCGTCAGCTCTCATTTCACGCCTCGCTTTCGGCGGCGTCCGAGTCGGAATCTTGCTTGAACTGGTTGAACAGCTCCCAGACGGTGGAGTCGATCAGCGCCTGCATGGCGTCGGCGTCGAGTGTCGCACCGCGCTTTTCGAGAAAGTCCTTCGCGTACTGGTATTTCGCTTTTTTGTCGATCAGCCCGGAACGCGCAGCCTCTTCCGCTGCCTGAACGGCGATTTCAGCCCAGCGGATCAGTTTCTTCTGGTCGCTCTCCGAAAATTTTGTCGCGAACAGCTTCTTGATCTTCGGGATCAGGGAAATCGTGATCAGCGTGAATATCAACTTCACTGCCAGTTCCAGAATTGGTGTTATATCTATCTTGTCCATTTTCGATAAATCCTTTCTTGCTTATCTCTTTGTTTTCGGTAATTTTAATAATACTTCCGAGCGCGAGTTCCACAGCCCCGACGATCCCGCCGACCGAAAAGGCGGCGGTCAGGTCGGTGCCGGTGAGGGCTTGCAGGACGGCGATAAAGGGCAGATAAATCGCGAGGTAGATCAGCACCGCGAGGATCAGCCGCTTTAAGTACCTCATACCGCCACCCAGGAATTAATTTCCGCGAGCAGCACCGCGCCGGAGCGGACCTGTCGGACGGTGTAGGTCTTCCCGACGAGCCGCGCGGGGACTTTCCGCCCTGTCGTGTAAAGGTCGCCGGGCTTTATCGTGTACTCGTCGCCGACCTTGTAGGTTTTTTTCGGCGCGGGCGGCTTGACGCCGTACCCATAGTCGACGTCCACATACCCGACGGCTTTCGGCATTTTGCACATACCGAACTGCCACAGCATGGCGTTGGAGAACGCCGGTGGAAGGTCGGTCGGCAGAACGGTGTCGAAAGTCGCCTTGCCGTCTTTGCTTTTGTACGACGCGATCCACAGCGAGTGCTTCGACAATCTATCGGCGTTGAGTTTGTAGAGCCAGTAGTCCGGATTCGTGTAAACTCCGGCTTTATACCCGCGCTTCGTCATTTCGGTACAAAATGTTTCGATTATGTCCGTCCGGAGCTTCGGGTTATACGTCACTTTGTGTTTCGTAGCGTACCGCTCCGTGTCATATTCAAAGTCATAAAACACCGGCAGATTGAGCCGATGCCCGCGCAGTGTCTCCGCGCACACCTCGGCTTCTCTCCGTGCGTCGGCGACGTCGAGCGCGTAGCAGAACCAGTATGCACCGACGAGCATTCCGCAGTCTTTCGCCGCTTTGATGTGGGCTTCAAATTTCGCGTCGACCGCCGTGCCGTACCCGGCGCGGATGACGCAGAACTCCACACCCTGTGACTTTATCGCGGGGAAGCTCCGGATGGTGTTGTGCCGGGAGATATCGATGCCTTTCATTATACCTCATCTCCTATCAGTATTTTCCATGCTTTTTCATAGTCGGGTTCCTCTTCGGCTTCTATGGCGCGGCGGTTGTCGACGGTCTGCTGTACTTCCGTCCGCCACTTTTCGGGGACGTCCTCGATAGTGATTTCCCCTGCGTACAGTCGGTCGGCGAGCAGTCGCTTTTCCTCGATTTCCGCGAGGACGGCTTTGTAGTCGTCCTCGGTGATTTCCGTACCGCCGAACCCTGTGCCGACGGCGATGATCGTGTCGCCGTCATACTCTGCGTAGTACCTCATGATTTTTCACCCCCAACCGCGACCCAGAAATAGGTAGCGCCTCCGCTCAGGACATAAGTCCCGGCGCTGTCCGCGACGGTGATAGTGTCTGCGTTCGCTTCGGTCAGACAGCACTGAAAGCCTGACACGGTGATTGCTCCTTCGCGTAATCCTCCTGCGGGCGGGCGCAGTGGCGATGTCGCATACATTTTGTACTGGATGCTGTGGTCGCGCATTCCCCATGCGCCGATCAGGATGTTTCGCTTGCCGGAGAGGTTAAGATAACTCGTCCGCATACCGATAAAAAACGCTCTCGGCACTTCGCCGAGCCTGTGCGCGAGCGAGTAGTTGCTCCGGTCGGATGTCGTCGTGATTTCTCCGCATGTCGCGTTAAGCCCTGCTGCCGCCGCTTCGTAAAGCCCAAAGATTTTATCCCCGTTCGCGGTGTGAGCCGAAAACCCCTTTAGCAGGCTCTGTGCGGTGACAGTATCAGCCGTGAGATCAATCAACGTTTCGCCGTTTAGGACGACTTTGTTGTAGAGTTTAGCTACGGGTTCAGGTGCTCTTGCGATTCCCATATCAACCACCCACCGTGACAGTGACTCCTCCGGCGGCGTTGTCGGTTTCGGTCACCGGGATTTTCGCTACAGTAACTTTGGCGAGGTAATCAAACCCGGCGTCCGGCAGGACTTCCTGCACCGTGAAGGTCGGCGTGACGTTTTTGTTCGCCTGAGCCTTGACGGCTTCGCCGCCGTAAGTGCCCTCGACGCCGAGGATGGTGATACCTTTTTTAATGTTTCCCGCGACGATCGAAGCCTGAGCGGCGGAGGATATCCCGACCTTGCCCGAGCCGTCATGGAATCCAGCGGGGATTGCGAACTGCTCTGTTTTTGTGGTGATATTGCCGGTCACAGCGCCTTTATTCGGCATGACTCCGACGATTTTGTTCCCCGCGACGTAGGCGGTTTTCCCGTCGAGGATTTCCGCCGCCGCGGCGGTCGCGTCTCCGGTGTCGGCGTCGAAGGTGTTTGTTCCGACGATTGGAGCGCCGGACTTGTCGTGCGCTTTGTAGCCCTTCGCGAGCTTGTCCGCGACGACGGTATCGCCGGTGAGATCGAGTTTTGTTTCGCCTCCGACGACGACCTTATTAACATACTGATTGGCCATTTATAGCTCCTCTCCGATTATAAGCGTGTTTCCGCCCGCGCCGTTGCCGACCTCGAGCTGACGCATTTTTTTGACGGTTACATTATCCCGCATGTTTTTGCCTTTCGTCGGCAGGATGACCGGCGCTTTGATCAGCGGATCGACGACGTAAGCGCCGTCATATGGCGGCAGCTCCGAGACTTCGACGAGTTGTAAGCCCTCGATTCCCGCGTCAAACTCCGCGTTCTGGTCTTCCATGCGGAGATCAAATTCGGCGTATTTCGCTTCGAGCGTTGCCGGGAAATCTCCGTCGGCGGAGAATTCCACCGCGCCGAAGTCTGCGCTCGTGGCGCCGAACTCGACATTCAGTTCAGCGCCCGAGCCGAATTCTATCAGAAATTCGCACGCTTTGGTCACTCTATCACCCCATCCCGGAGAATCTTTGAGACGTCGGCAGTGATAATTTTCGACGCGATAGCGTTGCCCGCGGCGTCGATTGCGCGTATCTGGATGTCCACAGACTGTGGACGAAAGAGCAGCGTGTCGTCCTGCGACAGCTCGACGATCAGCTGATTTCCTTCCGCCGTGATTTCAGCGCCGTGCTTTGTCAGCACCTCGCGATAAGACTGTGCGAAGGTGATATATACACTCGTGAGCTGTTTCGCCTCAAACGGCAGGGTGAATTTCAGTGTCGGGGTAGTACCCCGTGGAAACGCAGCCATTATTCTCTCACCTCCGTCGGCAGTGCCATCACTTCGTTGTAAAGCCCGGTCGCGACGTCGTTTCCGTGCAGTTCGTGGTATGCGTGATAGGCTCGCTTTAAAGCCTCCTTCGCGTAGATCGGGCAGTAGTTCTTATCCAGCACGTACTTGTCATGATTCCGGATGATCTCAGCGCGGAGCAGGCACTGTACCCCCTCCTGCATCGCGTCGTTCCGCCGTCTCAGTGTCTTGACATAGGCAATCAGCCCGGTGATCACGCCGCCACAGATAAAAGGGATTGCCCACGCGAGGGTTTTTTCGACGATGATCCGATTCAAGCGGTTACCTCCTGCCACAGCGCGGCGGTTCCGGTGACGCCAGGCTCCCAGACGTTGTTGTCGACCAGAGATACCCATGTCTTACCGTTGTGCTTCACTTTGTCGCCCTTCATGTACGGGTTTGTCGAGTCGGGCTGTTCCCACTCCGGCACGACTGACGGATCAGGGATCAGCACTTTCGCAAAAAGCGACGGCGCGGCGGTCGGCTTCCATCCCGCCTGCGAGGTGTGGTTTTGGAGCACGGTGTAAAGCACCCCGTCATCCTGGACCCGCTGTCCCTTGATATATGCGACGCCGTTCCCGTTCCACTTCGGATACAGGCAGGTCGCCGAGATGGCTTCCGCCTCGGTCAGGCTTGCCGTCTCAGTCATCGCTTTTTCGATGATTGCGCGGAGCTCCCGTGCCTTTGCGATAAGTTTTTCGTCCATGTTATTCAACTCCTAAAATGGTTTTGTTGACAGCCTCGATCGTCGCGAGCTGTTCCTCGAGGCTCGCGACCTTTGCGGAAAGCGCGGAGATGTCGCCGGATTGCGTCGGCGGCTTCGGCTTCTCCCCGTCTGCCGGATAAAATGTCCCGGTCGCGTCGTCATACAGCCAGCCCTCCGGCGGTGTGGGCTTGATGAAGCGGGCGTCGCCTTCCTGCGTACCGTCGTAGCCCCAGCCCTCGAAGACATTATCCGGCGCTTCGACGAAAAGGACGTCCGGAGGGTATTTGCCCTCCGTGTCGGCGAGTGTCGGATGCACCGCGGTCGCGTCGTAATAGCAGAAATTGTCGACTATCTGAAATATTTTCATAATCATGCCTCCATGATGTTGTATGTGATCACGGCAATGCCGTCTCCGCCCTTGCCGCCGGTGCCACTGTCGCTGCCTGCGCTGCCGCCTCCGCCTCCACCAGCAGCTGTGCCGCCATCGCCACCCCAATACGGCGAGGGGGTGTTATTCCCGCCGCGACCGCCGTTGCCATCGGCTCCGTAGCCGCCTCCACCGCCGCCG